TTGATCGGTAATGGTACTTGAAAGTACTGAAGTCCCTACTTCTGTATAATTTTGAATTGCTGTTGTAAGTGTTGAGTATGTAAATCCTGCCATATTAAGCTTCTAAAGTTGCCGGACCAGCCGAACAATTATTGCCTCCTCCTGCGATTCCTCCAGCTGTAGCAGTATTCGTATCTACAGTAAAGTGGTAGTAGTCATCGGTATTCGTAATCGTGCCACTTGAATCTCGCGTACCAACGGTAATCGAGTAGCCAGCGGCTTTTGCTAAATTCGCTCCTGTAACACCATCAAAACCCACTGGGTTCTGATAAGCATCAGAATCAGAGCTTGTCCAAATAGATCCTCTAAATCGTACTGTGTCACTTGTAGATCGCCCATGACTTTTTTCAAAAACATTTATAATACCGGATCCCGCTGCAATTGTTTCAAAAGGATTAGGTCCTAGTATTCCAACAACTGTTTTTTCAGTTCTTCCCGGTCTTGCATTCCTTAAACCATGCCCTTCTGTACCGTAAGCTCTTGGCTGATCTTGAGGATGTCTTGGTTCATGTTCAGATTTATGAACAAAAGAACCATTCCATTCTCTAACCATTTCATTATAGGGAAATTCCATTCCACTTCGGTCTGAGATCGCTTTAGCGTATTTTCCTCTTGCAAATGCCATAATTATCCACTCGGGTAATAAGACTCCGGAGTTATATAAGTGCTTGTAGAAGATCCATCTTCTGCCAAAGCTCTTTTTAATTCGTCTTCGTATAATAATTTTAATTCTTGTACTCTTTGAGGTGCATATTTTTGAGCTAAATAAAATGATAAACCTGATGCCATACAAGGTACAAAACGATAAGGTACATCCGTTGCATCGGTATAAGTTGCATCTGCGTCTTGAATTCTTTTTACAAAAAACATGTGAACAGCTTTCGCTGCATTAGAAGAATCGGGTGTTGGATAAACAGTTACAGTTGTTTTATCAACAAGTCTTTGAACAAAATATCTAGTAGGAGTTCCTTTAGATAATTTATTAGCTAATCCAGAATAAGTTGAACGATCTGTTTTTGTTAGAGCAGAATCAGCTTGATCAGTATCTCCTTTATCAGCTCTAAGTGTAGCTTCTAAAACATCTGCTATTCCATAGGTAGATGTTCCACTTGTTCCACCTGCAGAAACAGAACTTGTTCCATCACCTGATGCTCTATAAAAAGTATATTCAGCCTGACCTTCAACAAGATCAATATTGGTATCTCCTACTTCCCAGTAGTGCAAACCTCTATTGCCCCATTCTTGAAAAAGAATGTTAAGAGATCGTCTTGCTGTTTTTAATTGATAACCTGAAGTTACTTGAGAACCAATTCTCTCATAAGCTTCTGCTATTATATCATCAACAGCAAATGTCTTGTCGAACGTTACTGTTCCAGAAGTAGTATTAGCCATTTGCTACTCCTAGTATTGTTTTCGCATTTCTAGAACAACTGTATAATGATCTAGATTGGTATGTCCACTAGTTGTAAAGTCAAGATCACCATCAGGTGAACTAGCATTATTTTTAATACCACCAAATGATCTAAAATCCATATGACCTTGAACGTTACCTGCTGCTGCACTTCCACCTATGGTTAATGCTAATGCATTAGTACTTGCAGCGAAATAAATAGCGAGTCTCATTCCACCAATGTCATACCAAATTTGATCAATTGTAATATTTGAACAAGCGGTACCATCTGGATGAGCTGTTAAAGCTGAAACATCTACTTTTTTTACTGCTGATTCACCATTACCATCAGAAAGATTTGTAAATTTCATTACAACTCTTTTTTCTGTATCTATTATTGTTTGACTTGTTACTGCGTCTGCCATGTTTTCCTCCTGTTAGAGAGAGGGAGCCGAAGCTCCCGCTCTAATTAAAGTCTTTATTTATTAGTCTGTGAACTTAGTTCCTGGTGTACGAGTTATTTTAAGACTCTTCACCAAGATTGCAGAATTTGCACTTGTACTTTGAACAATAAGATAAGGTACTACTGTATCACCGTCATCAAAAGTAAATGCTGCTGTTGAAGATGGAGCAGCTAATGTACCCGAATCCATAACCTGAGCGCCAACGTGCTGATATGTTACCACACCTGCTGAACTCACAGTAACTTTAAATCTGTGATTTTTACTTGCTGCTGTTGCGTCAGTTGAATCAGTATAAGTTCGAGCAGCATCATTTAATGCTGTTGCGATTTGAACATCATCTGCTGATTGAACACCAAATGCACAAAAGTCAGTGTAAAGCGGATCACCTGAAGCTGCTGCTAATATTCCTCCATGACCTGTTTCAAATTCTGCTACTTTTCTAAACCCAATTGTAACTGCATCTTGATCAGTATAGTCAACACTGTGAAATGTTGCGTCAAAAGTCATTGCATGAGTACCAATTGTACATGCACCATATCCACCAAATTGTGAACCACCGAATACAATTTCAAGACCTGTGTTGTCTGCATTTGCAGCATCACCTTGAAGATTTAAACCTGCTACTGTGGCGTTTGTATCTGTTGCTGGAATTGTACCTTCAACAAAAAAACCACTTGCAGCAACTGTATGTGCACCAACAACACTACATTGTGCTGGACACACTTGACCAGTTGTATTTGGCCAAAGCATACTGAACAATTCACCAGCTGCTAATACGCCATCAGCTCCGCCTGCTCCTGTAAGTGTTGAAACAATTGGAGTTGGACATGAAATGTAATCCCAATCTACAAGAATTTCTGGTTGTCTTCTTGTTAAAACCCCTGCTGAGCTAACTGAAAAATCATCAGTGTAGACACCAGTTGAAGCTGCTTGTGTGGTAACTTTAAGACCAGATTCTGCTCTTACCGTTCCCTTAAAAGTTGTATTTGCCATAATTATAATCCTCCTAGTTTGCGAATGTAGTCTCTAGGCCATCGACTATACGCGTCTACATTCTAATTAATTTATATAGTAATTAATCTATAGCTCTTTTTTAAAAAAAGCGCAAGGTATCTTGTAGTAAAAAGTTGATTTTTGATAGCGCTTAAGTGGCTATCGAAACTTCGGCCTTAGCGTCGTTTACTTTAGCTTGAAGAGTATCTGCTTCAAACTCGTTGGCAATGATCTCTTTGATAACATCCTGGATTTGTCTATTAATATCAATCATCCGAATATTATGTTTCCCTGACTTCAGGTGCTCGTGTTGCCACTCTAGTTCCAAGGACCGTTTCGTAATGTACAGGTCGTCTGTCATTTATAACCTCCTCATAGGTTATCCATTTACCAGTTTTACTAGTAAATCCATCTTTTTCGAACTTTACCTCATTTTTTCCTAGTTTGTCAAGGATAGAATTCTCGATATCTTGAGGAGTGTCTTCACACATGACGTTAAAGTCAGTGTAATAGCCACAATATCGGATTTGAATTCTGAAGTTTTTCATAGGTAATTTCTATCTTTATAAACGAAATGAGGCGGTTTTGAGGCCGCCTCATTAATTTGTTTTAGTTGCTATTACGCACCTGGTGATCCGAAGATACCACGCCAGTCAGACCAGCCGAAGCTGTATCTTTCTCTAGCTTTGTATCTAACGTTGCCAGTATCGAAATCACCTTCCATAGCAGTTTTTAAAGCTGCTCTTTGGAACATTTTCATACCGTTAGGCACATCAGTAATAATATACCAACTGTCAGTATCAGTTAAGAAATTATTCACTCTATATCCTTGAGGAACCATTCCCATTGATGCTACAGCATTGATATCATTATCTGCTGTTCCAGTTCTGCCTTGAGATTTCATCAATCTTTCAGCGTTGAACTGATTAGCTGAAGGGATAATCATTTTCACCCCTCTAGCTGCCACTCTCAATCCACGTTCATCAGTCATTCCAGCAATGTCGATTAGACCTTGCTCTAATGAAGTTTCATTCAAGTCTGCTTGCGTAGTTAAAGTATTTTTAACTGCTGTTCCACTAATTGTTGTGTGATTAGTTGAAAACAGAGAAACTGCATCACCTGAATCAAAGTTATCCGTTGACGGAAGTCCTTGAATCAAAGGTCTTGCTGCTTTTACTTGTTTCGCATTAGACATAGAACGTGCCAAAGCTTTTGTATATCTAGAAGCAATTCTATCGTAAAGATTATCTTCGATAGCTTCTTCTGTGATTGCAAATGCTAAAGCAATTGTGTCATGAGTGTAACGTGCAGTGTAGGTCTCTTGAGCATCATCAAATGATATGCCTTGACCTTCTGCTTTTACTTGTGCGTTAGCGAATCCAGATAACATAACTTCCTCTTCGAAAGCTCTGTCACTTGACTCGGTTGTATAAATCTCAGCATGCTGATTTTCATACCTCTTGTATTCCAGGCCGAATAGTGCATTCAAACCTGGCTCTAGTTCTTTAACTAGCTGTGTTCTTGATATTGCCATAATTTATCTCCTATTCAGACTTAAGCGCCAGTACTATCAATGTACTCGTTTAAGTTTTGGATTACAACGACGGTACAATAAGCTGCTGTCAGATCATTGTTTTCTGGGTCTTCTGCGCTTCTAATAAGTCTCCATGTATTAGCTGCAGCGGCAGTGTCACCAATGTCAATTGTAGTGCTTGATCTTCCAGTTGTTGTATTTCCACCTGTGTTCACATCAAATGTGTCAAGATAGATAGCATGTGCACCCGCGACAGTAGTTGCTACTGCTGCATCGGTTGCGACATTGTACAATTGGAAGGGGTTATCATTTACAAACGCTTTCGTATCTTCGCTGTTCGCTGGTGTGATTGTTGCATCATACCAACTTGCAAACGTAGGTTTTAACGTAGTTGCAGCGTTGTAAAATATACCCTGTAAAACACCTATTGACGTGCCAGTTGCCGAATCTTCTCCAGTTACAATGTATCCGGCAGTAACACGTACTCCCATTCCATTGAATTTATTTGCAGAATCAGCGGCATCTATAAAGTATTCAGACAGTCCATTAGTAGC